CAAGATTAAATGCCATGTTAACACAAACTCGGATAACATTATCTGGGTTACTTTCAAGATTAAGAAAGACTGCACAGGCATCAGAGTATGCTGTATTGAAATCAGCTTCAAATACTTCGTCTACTCGATCTTTGGTGACCGGTGTACCCACAGGCCATGAAGACTCAATATCACTTTCAATGACTAAGTGTCCGATACCAAAGGTAGGCAGATGTTCAGAATCCAGATAGATTTCCAAGACACAACCTTCATGACGAATTAAATCTTCTTTGATTAGTTCAACCAAGTTACTATTCAGTGACATCTACATACTCCGCTTCAATTGGTTCTTCAGCGGAAACAACAGCCTGTTCACCAATCCCACTGATTGTAATATTAACAGATGCTTTGCCTGTAGTGTTTTTATCTTTATCAAAATAACTCAAAGGCAATACACGATCCATACACATCTTTAATGCCGCCATCTGTCCGGGATGTTCATCATCCAAGGCAATAGTAATAATTTTATTAATTACCTTATCACCTGATGTTGCTAACAGTCGGGCTTTGAATTCATTAATTCTAGAGGCATCTCCCGGAGGTCTGCCACGAGCAACTCGATTACCCTTCTTCTTAGCTTCGATATCAGTCTTTCTTGGACGACCACGTTTAGGCTTGGTTTCCGTCATAAACTATCCTTTTTAGTTGCTTGATAGTATAGCATAATTTTTTATAAAAGTCAACCCTTTTTTCTAAATTCCAAGTAAATAAATATTTGATTCGGTTTAGATTCTAAAAACTGTTTAGATATCAAAGTGTTGCTTGATAGTTGTTATTGGTTTAATAAAGGCTATTAAGTGGGGAATTATGGTTATATTTTAGGCCTTTTTTGTATCTCGGTGGGTACTGTATAAATTACATAGCTATATAGCCCCTCCCCGGCCTACTATATAGGCCTATACCATTATTGCATAGACTTTGAAGTCTGTCAAGCTCTGTTGTCTTCGACTATGGTAGTACATGGCAGTCCTTGACAGTGTGTGGGTCTATGTAGTACCCTATAGGGTTAAAAAGTTTTAGGTCTTAGACTAAAGTATAACTAGACAGTCTTAACAGACTATGCTACTTGACATCATACTATATACAAAGGACAAACACTGTATAAATATACACCGACTAATGTCTAATATACATTGTGCATTGCATCATGGTTCAATACATCCATCGACACAGAGAAACAAAGACAACACAAAAGGGTTGACAAAGTTTCAAAGGGTTGATAGAGTACAAACAAGCTTGAGAGACAAGCATCGACAGTCAAGGATAAAGACGTTAAAACCCTCGTGATGCTAGGCTCGTGATTGAATAAGGCAGATAGTCAAAAACAATCACAGAAAGCTTGACAATACAGAGTAAAGAGTATAGAGTACAAAAACATCGGGAGTCTGGCTTCGCTTGTCCCGAGAGTAAAGACCAAACGAGTAATGTCTTAAAACTTTCTGCAGGCTTACAGTGTTCGCCTATCAAACGCACCAACCGAACGGCACGGGATATTGTCGGAGCATTGGAGGATCACGGTCAAACGTGTAACGATAATGTGCTAGTGTGACCCATACAGTGAGGCGGGCTAGCTTCTATCTCTCTCTGTTATCTTGACAGTTGGCACTGGCTCTGCTAGTGTCAGCACTCAAGGTAATCAAGCCTTGGTAGCTATAACATGAGAGGTAATAGCAATGCAAATATCAGCATCAAAAGTTGAGTCATGGACTCGTTGGGCAATGTTCAAAACTGCTAAACTGCACGGACGTAAGTTCTTCAATTTAGTAGGAGTGCGTGGATTTGTGGCACTGCGTAAATATAAATCACGTGGTTACTGTATCCAAAAATCAGCACTTACAAAACAAGTTCACCTTGGACGCTTAACTGTTGGCGTTGGCAAATATAACTTTGCTTAACAGTGTACTGCCGATAGGCACTTGACAGAGTGTCTATCATCGGTTACATTGACCGGAACAACATGAGAGGTAAACAATATGATTAGACTCAGCAAACCTAGTAAGATGCCTTGTCTATCTTGGTCACTGGAAGCTCTTGTGACTTGTCCGGGTAGTGTAGGCTCTGATGGTGAGTTAGTGGATGCCTGTAAAGGTTGCTATGCAACATCGGGCAACTACCGATTCAAGAATGTGAAAGCTCCACGTCTTCACAATAAAGAAGACTGGAAACGTCACGATTGGGTTGCGGATATGGTGCGTGAGCTAGACAACTCTCGATACTTTCGATGGTTCGATAGCGGTGATATGTACGATGTTCGTTTGGGATTTAAGATACTTGAAGTAATGCGGTTGACTCCGTGGTGTAAGCACTGGTTACCAACACGCATGCATAAGTTTAAAAAGTTTGTATCGGTGATCGGTGCGATGGAACAACTCGATAATGTAGTTGTTCGTAAAAGCTCCGACAGCGTTACCGGAGAGACAATTTCAGGATACTGTACCAGTACCATTATCCCCAATGTAGAGGCCGCTACAAAGGCTATGACAGTCTGTGAGGCCTACGCACGGGAGGGTAAGTGCGGCGAGTGTCGCAAGTGTTGGGATAAAAACGTCAAAGTAGTGGCGTATCCTGCACATGGGGCAAGTATGATGAAGTTAATCAAAACAAGGATGATTGCATGAGATATGAAATAGACACAATAGAGACATTTTCTCGATATTACTATGTCGAAGCTGAATCGGCAGAAGAAGCTGAGAAACTCCACGAACAAGGGGTATCAACACTTGAAATCGAGGATTTAGAACACGAATATATCCAGTATATTGGAGAGGTGCAATAATGTCTTGGATAACATACGGCTTAATCCTTTGGGTTGGCTTTGTCACCGCACTGTTTATCGGTGCGGGGATAGCCAAACTACTGGGTTACAAACTGAATGAACCGGAGTATTATGACGATGATAACAGTCAGTAATGATAATAGAATCAGGGTCAATAACTTAATTGATAAACAGACCGGTGAGATACTTGACTTGCTTAACAAAGCGATGGTAATGTTGCATGACACAGGTGACACTGAGTCAGAGACACTAGACCAAGTGATGGTGAGTCTGAAGTATACCACACAGAAACTACAAGAGTATCGGGAGTATGAACTATGATAGACTACGATCCCCAAACAGGGTGTGATGACGGCTACGATGAGGCTATCAAGTGGTGCATTGAAGAAGTCATCGGTGAAATTCATCGAATAAAAGAGCTTGACAAGTTAAGTGTTGAGGCAGTATACTATGCACTCTTTAACCAAGAAGTTGAAGAAGCATACAAAGAATATCTAAGGGAGTGTAAAGAACCGTGAGATGCAAAGCATGCGATCAATTACTAACAGACTTTGAATCAACAAGGCGTAGTGCAAACTCTAATGAGTTCATAGACTTATGCAACTCTTGTTACTACATAGTCAAGGATGATCTCGAAGTGATTGAAAGGCCTGACTTAATGAATGTTGAGGATGAGCTTGACAATTTAGATTAATATGCTATAATAACTATATAGCTATTTAGCTACATAGCTTTACCAAAGTTTAAGTATTAGAATATATATTCTTCTAACCTTTGGTTAAACTAGATAGCTATGTACTACGGAGACTATACAGATGGAAACAATACCAGATTCAGTGGCACAAGAGATGGCAATGCACATTGCACTCTGTGTCTGTGCAGACTATGTACAATCTTGGGGCATCACAGAGTTCTTGGAGAAACTCGAAGAATATTCTGAGGATCCTTTGATCCCGGCACTGGCTGTGCATGCAAACAAGTTGGAGTTAGAGCATGAATGAAATCAGCACGATTGCATTGTTGCAAGAACTGTGTAAACGATTGAGTGATGCAGTCTATGATATTGAACCACAGTATGATGCTGTACTTACTCCAATGCCTATCCAGTTTTCCTTGGATCTTCATCGAAAGATCGAAGATTACTTGGAAGACTATACCAAAGGAGTAGAAGATGGCGTTTATTGAGTACGATCTCGCCTGTCCCAAGTGCGATAGCAGTGATGCATTCGGGATAGACGATAAAGGTTGGGGTAAATGTTTCAGTTGTGGTGCCAATGTCCCACCAACAGGAAGCTCAACAGCAGAGGTAATAGACTACAAGAGTAGGGTGGGTAAGGTGAAGCAGAGATCGTCCAGTACAGAGGCTTACAATGCCTCTGAAGGGGTATTCCACAGGCAAATCAAGACTAGGAAACTTGAACTACCCACTGTACAGAAGTATGGTGTCGGTTATCGAGGCAATGATTTAATCTTTCCTTATGGTGATAACAAAGCCGCAAAGATTCGTATTGATGGTGAGAAGAAGTTCAAGATTGAAGGGAACTGGAATGATGCCAGTGGTTTATTCGGTCAAGAACGATTCAGTGCCGGTGGTAATCGAGTTCTTGTGGTTGAAGGTGAGTTCGATGCGATGGCCGCATACCAGATGCTTGGATCAAAGTATCCTGTTGTGTCTGTACGGAATGGTGCTCAGTCTGCACTGAAGGATTGCAAACAGAACTATGAATACCTAGATAGCTTTGATGAGGTGATCTTCTTCTTTGACAATGATAAGCCCGGACTAGAAGCACAGATGCATTGTGCAGAACTATTCAGTCACAAAGCCAAGTGTATGAAGGGTGTCAATGGATTAAAGGATGCCTGTGACTATCTTGATGGGAATCAGAAAGACTTTGTTGATGCTTTCTGGAGAGCAGAACGATGGACTCCTGATGGGATTGTCTCTGGTGCATCGTTGTATGATGCAGTGATGAAACCATTAGCCAAGGCTGATGTGATGTACCCCTATGATGGTATGAACAAACTCACATACGGGATCAGGCAGGCTGAGTTAGTCACAGTGACAGCAGGGTCAGGGCTTGGTAAGTCTCAGTTCTTACGTGAATTGATCTGGCATATCTTGCAGAACACTGAGTCTAACATTGGCTTGATGTTCTTGGAAGAATCCACACGCAGGACAGGACTATCCTTGATGTCAATGGCGGCATCCAAGCCACTGCACTTGCCAGATACTCAGGTGACGCAGAAGGAAAAGGATGATGCCTTTGAAGCAACTCTGGGGACTGATCGGGTATTCCTATTCGATCACTTTGGTTCCTCCGATGTGGATAATATCGTCAACAGAGTGCGTTATTTAGCCAAGGTTGTGGGATGTGAGTACGTTTTTGTTGACCATATCAGTATCATTGTGTCAGCACAGTCCAATGGCGATGAACGGAAAGCTATCGATGAGATCATGACCAAGCTCCGTATGCTTGTGCAGGAGACTGGAATTGCATTGATTGTTGTCTCGCATCTGAAACGTCCTGAATCCAAAGGACATGAAGAAGGTGCGGCTACATCTCTTGCACAGCTACGAGGATCTGGATCAATCGCACAGCTATCGGATATGGTGATCGGACTTGAACGCAATGGACAGCATGACGATCCGATTGAACGCAACACAACTCGTGTACGGGTGCTCAAGAATCGATTCAGTGGGATTACTGGTAAGGCCTGTGCTTTACTGTATGATCTTGAGTCCGGGCGTATGTCGGAGATTGATGAGGAAGCATTATGATTACCGATGTAAATCGCATCGGAGATATCGCAGAGCACTATGCAATCACATACTTATGGGACAATGGATACGAAGTCTTTAAAAATTGTGGTTGTACTGGGCCTGTGGACTTGATTGCGATGGCAGAAGATGGTACAATAATACTGATTGATGTGAAAACAACCAGAATAAATTCTGTAACCGGTAGCATTAAGAATTTAAATTCACTCACGGATTTGCAGAAAGAGCTTGGTGTACAAGTGCTAGGCTTTGATAAAGATTCACGAAAATTAGAATTTGTTAGGCACAGACATGAAACAACTTATAGTAGATATCGAGACGAACAGCAAACACAACTTGATTTGGATTGCAGTGACGCAGGATGTTGAGACAGGAGAAATACAATGTCATACAGAGCCATCAACCCTTACGCCGTTGGTAAAGGCATACGATCAAATCATCGGTCACAACTTAATTGGTTTCGATGCTCCGGTGTTGCGGAGAGTTTGGAACATTGGGATACCGAAATCGAAAGCGGTAGACACATTGATTCTTTCAAGGCTTTTGAATCCACAACTCGAAGGCGGTCACAGCTTGAGAGTTTGGGGGAATAGACTGAACAATGAAAAGATTCATTTTGCCTTTGAGGACTTTGATGGTGGGCTTACTGAAGAGATGCGTTTGTACTGTATACAGGACGTTAAGGTCACTCGTGATCTATATAAGCACCTTATGCAAGGCTTTAAAACGTGGCGTGATGCCTCGCAGAGTATACTATTGGAGCACGACATCGCAGTTATCTGCAGAAACCAAGAAACCAATGGGTTTAAATTGGATCTACCGAAGGCTATGTCTTTACGTGCTGAACTGGCAGATCAGATGGACGTTATTGAAACTAAACTTCAAAGTCAGTTTGAACCGATTGTTGAAGAGCGTTGGTCTGAGAAGACTGGTAAGAGACTAAAGG